ATACTACTAGAGGTACTTTCTCATATAATGTTGTGTTTAAAAAGCGTTCTGAAAACTCTTTTTCATATAAAGCTGAATACAATTCAAAATATACTGATATAATTAATATTAGTGATGTTAATAATATAACTATAAAAGTTAACAATGTTGAAGTTTTTAACGGAATAGACTTTCAAAGTTCATTTGTGGTTAGTGCTGGTGATGAAATAAATATAAGTGTTGATAGGGATGTCCTTAACTTAGCTAAATTTACAATAATAGGAAATATAATTTAAAATAAAAAAAATGTCAAAAATAACAATAGCAAATATAAATAAAACAAGTGTGTCTACACCAAGTGGTGGTACGGTGACTTTATTTTCTGATAGTTCTAATAATAATAACCCTTCAGTTAAATACTCTGACGGTTCTGTTAAGGACCTTACTGGTTCGGGTGGTAGTGTAACTGGTGGGACATATAATGCTGGAGCAATAACTATAAATAAATCAGAAGGAGCTAGTGTTAGTATAACTGGAATCACAAGTGATGTAGTTTTAGGTAATATCGCTTACGTTGATTATGTAAACGGTGATGATGCTACTGGTTCAAAGGGTTATTTAACTAGACCGTATAAGACAATATCAGCTGCTGAGTCTGGTGTAACTAGTGGTGATACAATAATGGTAACCACAATGCAGTACAATGAAATTGGTTTAGGTAAGGACGAAGTTACATACTATTTCTTACCTGGGACAGGAATTATAAATGATTATGCGCCTGGACGACCAGCTATTTTTACCTTTAGAAATGGTAATACAGCAAATGATAATAGAATGTTCCATGATATAGGTAAAACAAATAATGGGGCTAACCCTATTAAATTTTATATTACAGGAGAAGGGGATTTTTTAAGTAGGGGTGACCATAGTGACCCAGGCGGACTTATACTATTAACTGAAGGGTCAACTGTAGAATTTAATATAAAAAGTTCAACTTTATTAGCACCAACAGGGAATGACAAAGCTGAAAGCGGTGCTCATTTTTATGTTCAGTCAGACCTTGTTCCTGAAACCTATCAAGGATTTTTAAAGGGGTCTGTAACTGGAGATGTTATAGGTGGTCACTATTTTTTAGGAGCACACGCATCAAGTGCTGTAATTAACGTTGGGGGAAATGTAGATATTTCTGCAATATTTTGTCAAGCAGAAGGTTCTCATTTAATAGACGTCAATGTAAATGGAAAAATAACTTGTGGATATTGTATTCCTGATGGTCATAAATATTTTATAAATGTTGATAGAGTTCCTTGGTTTACAGATAACGTATATGCTATAACTGGAACTAACACGTTTAAAATAACTGCAAAAAAGTTAGAATGGATTAATAGTGGGGCTGCTCAAGTTTCTTACTTTAACATAATAAATGTTCAAGAATACCATGATGCTACAGGTGCACACGCTTTTAGTTATGTTGACATTAATATTGATGAAATACATATAAAAGGAGGAGACCAAGCAACTCAAAGAGCTTTATTTAGACTTACCAATAATAATAGTGAAACATATACAAGGTTAAAGTTAGATAAATGTAAGATAACTGTTGAGGATGGTTTTCCTTTGTTTAATATATCTTCTAGTAATGAAAAAGCATATGTGGATGTTATGTTTCAAGATTGCTCTGTTAATTATAAACATGACTCATTAGCAGCTAGTACTGTTTTAATGCCAACAAGATACGTAATGTTTCATATAATAAATAGCCGATTTAAAGTATCGGCACAAGGAGTAACTGACGGTTACATACTACTAGACGATTCTTCAAATACAGATAAAAATGTACAAATAGATAATATTGTTACTAATGCGGTCATACCGACAACACTTTTAAATTACGGTGTAGCTTTGTCTTCAGGCTCATCTGGTGTAAGAAGTGGGGTTGTTGATATTAGAATAATTTAAATAATAAAATATATTTATTAGTTGGTAATTTATTTTTTTAATTATGTTAGATATTTATAAATAACCAGATTATTACGGCTAGTTGATATTTGGTTAATTAAGTTTAATAATTAAACTAAAGATAGTTAATAATATGAGTTGCAGTGAAAATACGTCAAACATAAATAAAACATTTATTGTAGAGGGTAATGGTAATGATAGTTTTATAGAACATACTATTTTAGATAGTTATAAGGGTATTAAGTCTAATGACATGTATCTTATATGGGATGATTTAACTATTGAATCAGGTTCAACACTAGCTAACGATGGTAGAGTTGTAATTGTTAATGGAAATTTTAATAATTTTGGTTCTTATTCTGGTTCTGGTACTGTAGAGTTAATAACAACTAATTTAGAATATATTTTAAATTATGGTAATCAGACTAATGGTAATTTAATATTTTACACTAACTCACCTAGTGGTTGGGTTAGTGGTGATACTGTAAGTGATATATCAGCTGCCACTGGTAACGTATTAGTAACTAAAGAATGGGTTGAACTAGCGACTAGTGTTGATAATAATGACTTTACAACTGGTGCCACTCTTATAGATGAGACAATAGTTTTTAATAGGAAGGATTCCTTATCCGCATATACTGTTGATATTAGCTCGGTTAATAGTGGGGACACCTTTGTTACTGGTTTCACTAAGAGCGGTAATACGTTAGAGATAGAAAGAAATGACGGAGTTAATCTTTCTTTAAGTATTGATGATATAGCGTTTTCTGGTGGTTCTGGTAATTGTATTACTGATTTATATGTTACAAATATAAATGGTTGCTCACCAATTAATGTTAAGGATGATTTAATTGTAGAAACTAAACTAACGCTTAGTGGTACTCCGTTGTTAGATAACACATTACCACAATTATTAGTAAGGGACTCGGCTACTGGTGAAATTAAGTATAGAGACGTAGACTCTGTAGATACATTTGTAACTGGTGCTACTTTAGTAAATAAAGAATTAGTATTAGATAGAAGTGATTCGCTTTCTGCAGTCACTGTTGATTTAAGTGGACTGACTAGCAATACTGGAGCGGGATTAACTTATAATGAAACTACTGGTAAGATTGATTTAGGAGGTGTTTTAAACCACAATGACCCTAGTAACGCTGCTAATAATGTGTATTTTATCCCATCTACGGGTTCTAATATTGTTAGATGGGGTGCGGATTCTTTAGGGAATTTACCTGTTAATTCAGGTGGGTCTGCTGAATATATATCAAGATTTGATTATGTATCTTTTCAAGGTGAACATAAAATATTCGGAGCTTCAGGTCATTTGGGTGTAAATATTGGTGTTTATGAAAGCCAAACAAGTAATAATTATTTAAAACAATATAAAGATGTTGCGCAAATAACAATACAAAGTACTCCTGGTGTAAATTCATCAATGACTTTTTTAGAATCAGATTCCCCTAATATTTGGAATAGGACTATTTGGGAATCACATGATAGTAATACTAGAAGTTACTCTAAACAAACCTTTGATGAATTTGAATGGAATGTTTATAACAATGTTGGTGGTGATAATGCAGCTTCTAAAACTTTTTTTCATATAGAAAGTGAAAGAATAGTAGCAGGTGCTGTAAATAGTGGAGGTACAAAATTTGGTATATTTCAGTTTTCACCATTAAACATTCAATTTTTAGATGGTGATTTTAAAGGTATTTTTACAGCTCCTAGTACAACATATGTAGGAGATGTTACTAAATCTTATTTATCTATTGTTAATAATTTAAACGTTTCAGATGATTCGTTTTTTAATGATGGAACATCAAATAAACGGGGTATTAAATATAAAGGATTTGGAGAAACTAATACTGAAACAGGTGTTGGGGCCAATTATTCTACTTTAGTTGGTACATCTTTAGTTCCTAAGAAATATGTTGATGACTATATAGCATCCCCTAGTGGTAATACATTTGTAACTGGTACCACATTTACAAATAATCAATTAAATATAGCTTTAAATAATGGTACTAGTGTAGGAACTACAATAGATAATTTAAGTGGCTTAACTGTAGATGGTAATGTATTAGTTAATGGTGACGTAAACATAATAGGTACAGCTACAACTATTAACAGTGAACAAGTATTAATAAAAGATAATATAATTACCCTTAACTCAAATGTTACTGGTTCTACCACACCTGTATTAAACTCTGGGTTTGAAGTACTTAGGGGTAGTGGTGATACTAAATCAATACTTTGGTTAGAAAATACAGATTTATGGTCTATAGATGACGATTTAAGTGTTAGTGGATATGTTTCTGGTACAACTTATTATGGTGATGGTTCTAATTTAACTGGTATTGATGACACATTCGTTACTGGTGGTACATATTCTGGTAGTACAATAGTACTTAATAGAAATGACGGTAATTCGGTTAACGTGACTGGTATAACTAGTGATTCAATTTATACTGCTGATGGGGCTTTAACAGGAAATAGAGCAATTGACACAGGAAATAATACCTTAACAATAGATGGAAGTAACGCCACTACATCAAATAGAAAAATATTTGTTATAGACAAACCATCAGGAGAGGCGTTAAGTCTTGACGAGGACGGAGATTTATTAATAAATGGTTCAATCAGAAATTCAACCTTTTTTGGAGTTGAAGCGAACCAAAATGGTTATTGGTATCATGGAACGATTAGAAGTGTTATAATAGGTAAAACAAATACAACGACAAGGACACAATTTAACCAAAACGGAACATTATTTTTTAACAACCTTAATGCAGAAATTCACAGAATTGGACTTGCAGGGGGTGGAAATGGTGAATATACAACTTTTTTCAAAACTGGTTTCGCGTCCAATAGAAAATTTATTGTAGGTGGTACAACATCAATTTCTACCGAAGATATTTCTTTACAAGGTGATACTCTTATTTCTAAAAAATTAGAGTTATCCACAACAACAGACGGTATGTTAATGCCTCGTTTGACAACTGCTCAGATGAATGCTATCTCATCTCCAGATACACACCTAGTTATATTCAATACAGACCTTAATGCTTTATATAGGTA